GTTGTTGATGATTGTTGCAAAAATAACAGACATATTATAATCAGATGCTATATCAAAGAATGATAGCGCAATATGTGATGAATCTATTGTTGTTAAAAATAGTCTGTCCGTATAAATATCAGAATCAATTGGGTGTTCATCGCCAAAAGATATTGTGTCATCTAGCGCAATATATACCAACATTACCTGTGTGATTTGGTCTATATTATATCTATTAAAAGAAACAACAGCCTTTGTGGTGTCTAGAATACACATTGAATTTGGCGAAGAACCAAATGTTCCCATAGAAGAGGGGGTTGCAAAAGATATGTCCATTCCTGAAATATTAGAAACAACAACTTTTCTCTCTTCGGTTGCCTGTCTGAACCAAATTAAAACTTTTTCAGAAGAAAGCAATCCAATATCAAGAAAATCATATGACCCCGGAACTATATATTTTGTTCCAAAATCAAGAGCATCCCCAACAAAATGTGCAATGATTCCGCATGCTCCCTCGTTGTTGTTAAGCGCCGAAAAAGATACAAATATATGAGAAGAATCAAGCAATACGGATTTCGAGATATGAGATTCATATGGCAATACAAACGTATCATCGTATGTGTATATTGTTCCAAATGAAATGTCTGTTCCAGAAATGGTTGCAACGACCGCCCGTCCATAGTTGATTGTGGCTATTGTTTCTGCATAGGAAATGAAGACATGAGAAGAGTCTATTTTTGTTGGAAAAGGATAAGTCGAAACATTCGCGCCAAAATCATAAACACTTCCATATGTAATTGTCGTTCCAGAAATTACTCCAACAACTGCTTTTAATGTCGGAGACTCAAAATAACATACAAACACATGGGTATCGTCAATTAAACACGCATTAAGAGATGACCCACTGTCTGGAACACTTATGGGTGTGCCCATAGAAGAATTATATAATGCAAAATCTGCCGTATCATATTCTACAGAATTCAATGGAATTAATTCGGGGGTCAAACTGGGAAGAGAAATACTCATTGCATCAATATTTAATTTGGCATATTTCTTTTTTATATCATATAACGACCTTGAATCGGTTGTTAGTTCATCGAACCCTATGTCACCCATCTGGTCCCCTCCTTTCGGAGGGGGGAGTTTCCTCCCCCCCTTATTTTGTTGTATTGAATATCTGCAACAGCGAGTTAATCAGTTCTTCTGCATTATCAGCCGTAATGTTCAGGTTGCCAATCGTGAAGTTCTGTGTTGTTCCTGCGGCACCTGCCACATTGGGTTGTGGAACATACTTAGCCAATAGGGTTCCAAGCGAAGCAAGAAGTTCTGGAGAAATGACAGTCCCTGCGGCAACCCCCATTCCAGACAAGGCATCTCCAAGAGAGCCCTGAATGTCGCGGATTTCCTTTTGGTCTGCCTCCCAGTTCCAGTTGTAATTACCAGATTCGTCCTTGCGAAGAACCCTAGTGTTACGTTCATTCTGTGTGTTCTTAAGTTTCAGATACAGGTCATAGATTTCCTGTAGAGAATCAGCCTTTTCCTTAAGCACATCAGCCATCTCTTTTTCTTGTCCCAACATGGCTGTATTGTTTGCAATGATAGCCTGTTGAATTTCCAAGAAACGAGTAAGGTTTCCATACATCTTGTCGAATTCTTCATTAGACATTGTTTTCTTCTTAGCATTCAGAACAGCAATGGCATTGGCGATGGTCATCTCGTCTCCTTCTCCAGAGAATTTAATTCCATATTTCTGGAGTAGAGGGATTAGACCTGTGCGTTCTTTGCGCATGCGGTTGTTGTAGTCTGAAAGCGCCTTTTTCTTGTCTTCAAGAAGTTGGATTTGTTTCTTGTCAAGTTCCAATGATTCTTGAAGAGTCAGATTCCCTGCTTCGCGTTGCGCGTTGATATCAGAAAGTTTTGCTTCTATGGTATCCAAGATGTTCTGAAGGTCAAGATAGGCATCGAATTCGTTGGGGTTGGAAGAGGAATTAGAAGAGTCTGGTTTGGTTTTATTTGCTTTAAGTGCTTCAAGGATTTTTCTTTGTGCGGCTATCTTTTCCGCAGTATCCAATGCACCAGAAATTGTGGTGTCAAAAATTGCACCGTAATCTTGTGCCAGTCCTGCAAGCATAATCCTTGGAAGTGCATTTGCCCCCACTGCTCCATATTTTGCAAGAATACTATCTTTAACAAATTTCTCTTTAGCGGCGGCTCTATCAAGCGCACTCAATGCTTCTATGGCTTCTCCAAGAGTTGCATAGGCTCCAAGTTGAGCCTGAACAGACGAAAGAACAGTTGCTTGAGAAGACTCCGCAGATGTAATGGCAGTTTCCATTTCTAATATACGTTCTTGTCTAAGTGCTTCAAGTCCATCCTTGTTAATTCGATATCCGCCTGCTGAATCTTCAACATACTGAGTCAGTTGTGGATATTTTTCAAGTAATGAAACAAGTTCTTCCGAAGACATACGATAAGTAGAGTCGTTCATGTTTTCCATGACACCATTGAGTTCGGAAAGAGCGTCTTTGTTTTCTGTAATGACTTGGGTTGAACTTAGAAGAGATGCGGTCAATGCATCCTCGTTTTTAGAGAGATTATATGCATCTTTTTCTGCCTTGGACATGTTGGCAAGTTTCCACGCCTCAATATCCATAGGCTTGGTTTCAATACCATATTGCGCCTTTGCATCCTGTTCCATTCCGGTCCATTTTGCGGCATTATCTTTTGCGGCTAAATCGGATTCAATAAGACCTGCTTCTTTTAGAGCATCCGATGCGGCTTGTAAATTGTTCATAAAAGCATTGAAAATATCTTGCATTTTTGCTTCTTCAAACAGCCCCGGAGTTGTTGATGCCGCCTGTTGTAGAGACAGTTTAAATTGTTCTGCCCCATATTTTTGCATATACTCGTCCATAACCATTTGCGTGTCTGACGCTGTAAAGTCGGTTGTTTTTATCCCACTTTGTTTTGCAATTCTGTCTGCAATTTCTCTGTAGTTTTTATCAATCCCATATACAGCACTTCCGAGGTTTATTTGAGCCTGTTGTTTATTCCAGTCAAAACCACCAATCCCCATCATTTCCGCAGACCCACGTTTTCCCGCAATAGTTTCTTTTGCGCGAGAAATTGTAGAAGCATTTTCAAGTAAAAATAACCTTTCTTTTTCAGCGGTTAATCTTTGTATTGCAGAAATATTGTCTTCAAGAGATTTATTCTGAAAATCAATACTATTTGTTGTGTCTCCAAGCGCGGCTCTTAAATCTAATTCTGTTCCGATAAATTCTTTGAGTTGTGTTGTTGTCATTTTTGTCATGTCAACAATACCGGAAGCAGAGTCCGTGAATTTTTCTTTATAATTAATAAGGGTTTGAGTCATGCTATCTATAGATTCTTTTGTCACATTCAGTTCATCTCTAGCAGACTTGAAATCATTTGCAAACTCTGTCATTTGTTTTGCGGCAGTTCCAACCCAAAATACCAATGCCGCCAAAGCACCAATGATAAGAGCGGGTATAAATGTAGCAAGAACAGTAGAAAGAGTCCCTGCCGCCGCAGAAGCCACGTTCAGAGATGCCCCCATCGTTAAGAACGACCGAGCCAAATTAGTAGCAATAACCTTTGATAAGTCGAACACAATAGCAGTTCCAAGATTTGTTTTTGCCAAGAACAAAACAATTCCCGCAGTTACAAGGGCTGTTGACATTCCTATATCGTCAAGAGTTTTAACAATCCACGTTCCTGCCTCTATAACGTTTTTAACAAGGTCTGTAGGCAAAAAGTTCTGCCATAGCGCTGTAACCTGAGATGTAAACTCATTTGCTTTTGCTTGCCAAGAATCCATATATATTTTATTTTCTTTTAAAGCAGACCCGCCTGAATTTATAGCCTCATTAAGTTGCTTCTGAACCATTGTCCAGTTTTCCATGACACCAACCAAGATGTTCGCCTGTCTTTTGTTCGCAACACCTTCTGCAATCATACTCTTTTGTTGGTCTGTAAGGTCTTTCCATTTTGCCGCTAAATCAGAAAGAACATCCATAACAGGACGGAGTTCTCCTCCCATTCCTGCCACTTCAACTCCAATTGACCTTAGTTTTTTAGCCGTAGCACTAATTGTTTCTCCTGTAACTTCGGCATCCTCGTTTGTTACTGCACGAATGTTCATTGTAATGGTTCTCAGTGCTCGTCCGATTTCGGACCCTTCGCGCTGAGTTACCGCTGTTGCAGTTCCAACTAGAGCAATAAATTCATTAAAAGAAACCTCTGACATTTGAGCAATAGAGGCTCCTACTTTGATTGCCTCAGACATTTTACCAACCGTAGTTGCATTGTTATTTGAGATTTCGTTCATTGCATCCATTGTTTTCATTAGAGCCTGATAACTATTATTAAGTTTAAATCCTGCATTTGCCGCTATCAGGGTTTGGTTTGCAGTATCTGCCGCAACATCTCCTATGTTTTGCATCAAAAGAGAAAGTTTGGCATAGTCCTCTGCCTGTGTTTTTAATCCTGCTTTAGAGAAGGTAGAAACAGCAGAGAGATAATCGGTTGTGGTTCTTCCATAAGACTGTGCAACCACAGTCGCGCTTTTAGCAAGGGCTATCATTTCTTCCTTACTTTTGTTCGTAACCTTTGCAATCTCTATTAACTCTGTGTCAATTTGCTTTAATACGGCAAGACCCTGTTGAAATTGTCGAATTGCCCCAAAGAATAGTCCACCCAATCCTTGCCATAGAAGCATTTTTTTGAATGTTAAATTTATGTCTGTTCCAAGGGAGTGTACTGCTTGTTTTGTTTTTACTAACTTCCCAATATGCTTCTCTTGTTCGTGTCCTGCAACCCCAACAGAACGACCGATTTCATCATAGTCTTGAACAACCCTTTCAATAACTCGTTTTTCTATTTCTGGAGTCATTTCTTCTTTAAATGCGGCTTTAAAGTCTTTGCGTAGTTTTAATACAAGTTCATCAAGCCTTGTGACTCGCTGTTGCGCTTCAAGAATTTCTGGAGGCACTTTTACTTCATGAGGTGTTGTTAGCCATTTTGTCGCATTTTTCTGTAATACAAGGTCTCTTTGTGCTGTTTTAAACTGAGGAGAATCATAAAGTTTTTTCAGAGCGTCAAACTCTGCTTTCGCTTCTTGTTGAACTTTTGAATATTGAACTTTCTTTGTTGTTCCCTTGCGAATATTATCATTCTGTTTTGCAGAATTTAGAGCATCCTTTTGAACCTTGGCAAGTTCTTTTTCAGCCCTCTCTTGGTCCTTCATCTCTTTACGAGCCTGACGCATGGTCTGCATCTTTTTATAGAGAGGGTCATTCTTCATTGCCGAAGTCATGTCGGATTCTGTTGTTTTGTATGCCTTCAGCCAATCCTTGAAGGTTTTTTCTGTTGCCTTGTATTCGTCCTCGAACGAAGACTTCATAGAAGTCTTTTTTGCAATGACACCGGCATTATCAAGAGGATTTATCTTCAGCCTAGAAATGCTTTTCGCCCTTGTTTCAATCTTTGCAAGTTGAGCCTCAAGTGTGTTATAAATTCTTTTTCTTGCCTCTTCCTGCTGTGCATCTCCTACGACAGAATAAGGGTCAACTCTAAATCTTTCTTTTGCTTGCCAGTCCTGAATTTTCTGAACCTTTTGAGGATTTCTGACTGTCTCCTTATAAATCCGTTCGTCTCTAAGATAACTCTTGTCGAATATCGATGCCTTGCCAGTCTTGAATCTTTTGTCTGTATAACTGCGTTCACGGAACTCACTTTGAATTTGCTTCTTGATTGTTTCAAGAGAAGATTTTCCAAGTCGATATTGTTCCGCTACCTTTACATACTCAAGCGCTTCATCATCTGAAAGTTTCCCACCAACAGCCATTCCCCTTTTTTCAAGTTCCCTTTTACGAGCACCGTACCCTGCTGTTGCCAAAGATATCTTCTGTGTTTTATCAATAAGATTATTATATTTTTTAAAGGCTCTCTCAGCCTCTTTTACGGGCTCTTCTGCCTTCTTGGTTGCTTCTCTTTCGAGTTTCTTTGCGGCTATGCGCTTCTTGGTGTTTTCTTCTACAGCCTTGGTCTTTGTTTTTTCAGCGTTTACAACCAAGTTTGTATCTGCAACAATTACACCTTCTTGTGCCATTTGGGATGTCTTATATTCATCAGACCCGTATATTCCATTAGCATAGACATTGGATATAAGGCTCTTCCGAACCTTGGCTGTTCCTGCTTTTGAAAGATTCTCAGGAATTTTCTTAGACAGTCGTTCCATCTGCTTCATATCTAGAACAAGTTGGTCTATGATGGATTTAAGCACACGAGTTTCGTTCGTTTCCTTTTTTCCAGTAGAGGAGCGAATAGAAGAAATTTCAGCGTTAATCGAGTTGATTGCTTTAGCATATTGCTGTGCTATCTTGTCAAATGAGCCGGTCTTTATCTTGTCCCCTTGGAATAGATTCGCAGTTACCGAAGAGCGCAGGGATTTCATAGTCTTCTGTATATTCGCACCAAGTGCCGTTTTATCGATTGTAGGGGAAATAGTGACAGGGAATTTCCCTTGTAGTTGTTTTTCGAATTCCTTGAAATTTCCCCGTGCTAATAGTTCAAATATCATATTATTTTGGTTTGATGCCGCCATTAGAATCCCTCCCTCCCTATGATTGTATTTGTCGGACCTCTGCCGCCTCTATTTCTAGACCAAGAACCAAAGGACATATCGCCCCTCATAACCCTTGCTCCTGCTGTTGTCATTGCCTTTGCATAAACATCTTCAAGGTGTGCTTCTCGCATTTTCCTTAAGAACAAAGTATAGAATCCAGTTCTTCTGAATCGAATTCCAATAATAGGAATCTTTTTCCCATCCTTCATTTTGTATCGTTGTTTTCCGTTCCAAGGCTTTGCAAACTCCAACCAATATGGAACCCAGAACGAAAGAGGTCTTCCCTTCCATCCTGTTCTCCCATAAAAATCAGCATAAGGGTTCAGTCTTCCAAACATTTTCCCCTTATATTGCTTTCTTCGAAGTCCCCAGTCCCTGCGTTCCTTATCAAAATACTCTATTCCAAAATTGTTTTTTGTACGATTCATGGAAAAGGCTTCTCCAACAAGAGTTCTTCCATCCTTCGTAATTGTTTTTTCTTTCTTATAGTTAGGACTCTGAGCCCACGCATCCTGTCTTGTCTGATATCTCGCGGTTTTTCTTTCTTCTATAAGTTCTTTTCTTTTGAACTTATAATATCTTGTTCTGTTCTCTTCTGTGTAGGATTTCCCGACACCTCTACCCCTCTTGGATTTAGTATAAATTCCGGGTTTTATTGCAGTAAAGTCAAATGTTCCACGAATATAATATCCTACAACTCTGTCTCCTGAGCGGGGTCCAGTATATGGAATAAGTTCTGTTTTGAATGCGTGATATAGTTGTTCTGTTCTTTTGTAGTATTTAGGATTAGGATATTGGGTAGAATACAAGGTTTCTTCTATTGCTTCAAACATCAACATATTTATCTTCTTGCGAACAGACTCCAATGCTCCTTGATTCGCCATTGACCAATATCTTTTTACACTTTTTATATCCCTGAATACGGGCATATGGAGACCCCCTCTCTTAGATAGGGGTCTCCTTCGCCATAGAAGTGGATATATCTTTGATATATGCCAACTTTTCTTTGTCAAAATCCCCTATCAGTTCTTGTACTTGTTCTATCATGTCCGTCATCTTCTTGTTTTCTCTGTCTGTGTTTTGTTCACTGAAGAACCTTGCAACAACGGCTCCCGTAGAATTGTATGTTTTTTGATATTCAAAAACAACTGTTTCTATCATCTTCAATAGTTCTTCGTAGTCTCTGGTTCCAAGAACAACATTATAAGCCGAAACAAATTCAGGAAGAGAGAACAAGAATTCTACAGATTCATAGGTATCGTCTTCGTCAAATTCTAGTCCCAGATATTCCTGAGAAATCGTAATAACCAATCCAAGGTCATAAGAGGCGGGGTCTAGATATAAGACCCCATCCCTTTCTTCAAGGCTGTCCTCTCTGAATTTTTCGCCAATGACATATTTTGAAAGCAAAGGTATTCTTTGCTTTTGTGTAAACTTAATTTTCTTAGCATTCCTAAGTTCTGAAACTTTCATCGTTTCCTCCTTAAATCCTGTGTTCGAATTGTCCAATGTGCCCACAACGCAGTGTTGGAAGCAGATATGTCTTATATCCTTTTTCTCTTGCCTTGTGGCAGAAATATGTATCTTCTGATATCTTGCTGAAATCAAGTGAATTCTCATATACGAACTGTGGATATCCAACGCCTTCGAAACATTTCGTGCTTACCAACAGACATCCGAATCCGATTGACATCAGTTCAACCAGTCCATTTGTATTGAGTTTTTCTTCTGGCAAGCGCTGAATGCTTTTTCTGTCGGGAGTCATTTCGTATGCTTCTAGATTCCTTTTGCCAACAATACGCTGTAGATATGCCGCACCAACGATATCCTTCTTTTGTTTCAACAACTCAGAAAGAGCGTTCGCAGGAATAACCATATCGGAGTCCACATTGAGAACATAGTCGAAATGATTCAACGATGCAAACTGTGCTATCAGATTCCGAATCTGTGCGATATTGTATCCATAGAAGAACTCAAGGTGTGTCGTGACTCCTTCTGGAATCTGAAGTTCATATATACTCTTGAAGGTTGCGGATTCTATGTTCTTTGCCGTAGGAACAGCGATAAGAACAGAAACAGGCTTTGTCACATTCTGTATACTCTTTTCGTGACGAACCTCCTCTATCTTGTTTTCAGTCTTTGGGATATATCCTGTATACCACTCGAAGTCAACCTTATTGTTTATCGTTGCGGTAAGAGTGCTTATTACAGCACCAAGCCCCTTGAACTCGTCCTTTGTTATCTTCGAGATGTGTTCGCTTGCAACTTCGTCTCCCTTGTATCCGAAGACATATTCTTCTGTCGGAATCGTAAAGAAGATTGCGCCGTTGTCGTTCAGCCATCCGTTTGCTTTCTGAAGGAGCGTGAAGGGGTCTACAAGGTGTTCCAACATCTCAAAGGCAAAGATTGCGTCATATGTCTCTCCAAAGGGTGCTAGGGGCATCTCCTCGACATCTGCTTGCATCCACCTGAACCACGGTCTGTGGAAAGACCCAAGTTTGATGATTTCCCTTGAAATATCAACGCATGTGATGTTCGTCCATCCATTATCTGCAACGAACTGTGCGACTGTACCAGACCATGCGCCAAGGTCAAGAATCTTGATGTCTTTCCTGTCGGGGAACTTCTCTTCCAACATACGAAGGATGACTTTCGCCCTTGCCGATTCTGTAATGTTATCAGTATCCATCCAGACATTGATTCTGTGTTCTGCAATCTGCTTATAGAGTTTGATTGCCATCGGGTCTTTTTTACGAACCATCCCGACAATATCTGTTTTTAATTTTTCAATTAGAGCGACATTTGAAAAGTCAAGAGTGTGATTCTTTTGTGTATCAAACTCAACTTTCTCTCTCTTTGGTTCATTCATTGCATTCCCTCCGCGTATTTTTGCCGCATTTGCATTCTGTTCTTCTTTTGCTATCTTGTAATCATTGATTGGATTCGCGTCATTATACATGACAAGAATCTCTCCAATATCCTTTATCTCATGTGCTTCGCATTTTTCTATCAGTTCATAGAACAGATAGTTGTCTGCTCCCGTCTTGTACTTAACCGTATCTCCTTCGAAAACATCTCCGAAATCTGTGTTGTCACACAAACTCAGGTCGAATGTTCTTAGATGGGTATAGGGCATTCCCCAAGGGAAAAGATATTGACGATATGCCTTTTGAGTATGAACTTCAGGAGGATACGGTTGCGCTATCAGGTCGATGTTGTCGATTATCGAGTGACAACTTCCATATGTGAATTTAAGTCCATATCTGTTATACATATAATTCAGATACGAAAATACATCTGGATTCGTGACAAGCCAATCATCTCCATCAAGCAGGGCTACGATTCTATGCGAAATGTCTTCTCCCTGTTCTTTTATAACAGCGATGACATCTTTAATCGCGGTAATCTGGTTGCCAAGAGCATACATTTTTGTTTCGTTCTTGACAAGAATGAAACGATTACGGATATTCTCTGGCAAAGCCAAGATTGTTTCTAACGCAACAGCATATGAATTATCCGTTGACATATCATCAATAAGAATGTGTCTATAATTGTCATATATCTGATTCGCTACGCTGTTGATATTGTTTGCAATATATTTTTCAGCATTATAAAAAGGAGAGACAACTATAATCTGGTCCTCTTTGAAACTTTCGTTTCTAATGCTGAATGTCTTTGCTTCTTCTGTAACATGCTTCACTCTGAACAAACGGTCGAAATGATAGGTTGCCTCTCTTGCCATAAGGCGCTCTTGAGGGTCCATGAATTTTCCTACCTTATTCAAGAAATGTTCTTTCCATTCAAGCGCAACTTTAGACCAACTAATCCAAGGCTTGAATTTATTGCATGCATTCTGTTTCTGCATTGTAAGATACTTGTTATTATATGCTTCTACCGCAAGATTCACAATCTTTTCTCTTTGAAACCCCGGAGCGCCGTATTCATTGTATCCGTATTCAATCAGATAAGAGCAGTCTTCCGAAGCAATCTCTTCAAGCGCACCGAACCTGTGTCCGATAGGAACAACATTGTAGTTGATTGCCTCAAGAATTGAAATCCCGAATGTTTCTGGAAAGGTGTTCGGATAAATGAAATATGTTGCTTTTTCAAGAATATCAGCAATATCCTTCTGTGGAATTATTCCAGTGAAATGAATTCCCATGGTTCCTTCATACTTCTCAACATATCCCTTCCACTGTATCTGCCACTCAGAGATATCGTCCTTGAATAGAACATAATATCCTCCGATGATAATCAGTTTTGCGGTTGGGATTCTTGCGTGTATATCCACCCATACTTCTTCTAACAACTGAGGCATCCCCTTGGTTATAGAAGCATTATAGATGAAAAGGTCAGGGTCTTTCTTTGTGATATCGATGAACGGCTTATAATTATTGATTCCGTTTCTTGTCTGGAATATCTTGCGCTTCAGTTGTTCGAATCTTCTAGGAGCGCCCTCGTGTTGTGCTTTAGAGATGTAGTGTGTATGCCAGTCTGATAGTGTAAAGATTTCATCAAAGAATCCATCTAACACTACGCCTTCCATGAACTGGTCTCCCCTGATAAATGTGTCATGCAACCACAATACTTTGTATTTGCACTTCTTCAATATCTTTCCAAAGGGTTCGGGGTTGAACCCATATTTTTCTCTGCTAAACTGGAACATGTGTGGAGGTAAAAACGGCAGGACCGTCCTGCTCATTACCATCACATCAAATTCTCTTTCCTCGTTCGTTATATATGATAGGTCGATATATTCTACCCCATCATATGTTCCTTCCTTGTCGCATCGATTGTATACAACAACCTCGCATCCAAGTTTCTTCAATTCTCTTGCCATGAATATATATGCAGACTCAGACCCGCCAAGACCAATGTGGTTTGGGGAATCTCCATGGCACTGTATTCCTACTGGGTCAATGAAAAGTATCGATAATCTATCCATTTGTTTCCTTTCTTTCTGATAATAAAAAAACGGGTCTCCCATATTTAATGAGAGACCCGTATTTATTCAAAATCCTTAACATCGTTCAGTTCAACAAGAAACTCCTGTAGTCCAGAAATTTCCTCTTCTACTGTACCATTGGCACCAAGCGCTTTCAGTCCTCTCAATGCACTAAGCAGAGAAGTAACCAGTTTTCGTTGTAGAGCGCTTGACCGTTTAAGATATTTGAGTATTTCCTTGTGTTCCCCATCGTTTTTAGTTTGTGCCAATTTCACTTCTGAAATGTCCTTCTTCAGCATGCAATTCTCTTTTATAATACTATCAATATCTTTGATAGTCTGTTCGAGGTCTGCCTGTGTCTTGGTCAGAGAGTTGATATAGCCACTAAGTGTAACCGTTATATTCGGTTTGATAATAAATCTCCATATTGGATATAAAATGGCTCCGATACCAGTAATGATACCTACCACAACTCCAAGGGATTCTGCGAAGGGTGTTAAAAAATCCATTGTCGTACTTCCTTTACTTACATAAAATGTAAGAGGCAAGTCCTATGCATAAAGCATCGCACACATCTGAGCCCTCATCTATATTGTAATGACTATGTATGTACTCGATTGCATTCCGCTTGACATCCTCCTTGGCTTTGCCTTGTATTCCAAGTGTGCTCCTCCAAGTCTGAGGGGAAACGACCATATATGCTAGTTGGTTTTCGAAACAGAAATCTATCAGCACTCCGAGCAACATTGATAATTTCCCGTATGTGGCGATATTCTGAATCGTTGAGTATACTTCTTCAAAGATTACTGCATCGGGATTGTATTCCAGAACAAGTTTCTTAAGAAGGGTTTTTATGGAATGAACTTTTTCATCCCACTCATTTAGTTTCGAAAAGTCAACAACCCCATATGAGATAATTCGGTCATCTTCTATAACAGAATATCCACATTTGGTTGCTTGGTCTAGTGCTAATATTTTCATGTATTAACCACCGTCCACCCAAGTCCAGTGGCAATTGTCGGGTCAGAGTCTCCAATGCCAGAACACCCTGTAATGGTAATCGTACCACCAGTATCTGGAAGAGAAGAGAATATATAGTCCATTAATTCGCCAGAAATCGTCATATTAGACATATCAATAGAAACAAGAGCCATGTCATTATAAAAAAAGTATGGATTTACAGAAGGGGCTTCATCACTAATCAATGTCATTCCACTCATATCAATAGATTCCAGTGAATATAAACTGTAAAACAGTTTTTCTATAGAGTGGAAATCTGCGACATGAATTCCGCATTCGTTCATGTCAATGGTTTTCAAAGAACTACACCCATTAAACACTGCCCAACATGCGGTTATATCCGGTGAACTTGAGAATATCATATTTTGAAGTTTAAAACAAGAATCAAACATATCTTCACAATTTGTTACGCTTGTCAGCGAAGATAAGTCAATATCTCCTAGAAGATTTATATCTCTATAAAACATTGAAGAAGTATATAAAACTCCAGAAAGGTCTGGTAAAAGAACAGAGCGGAGCAAAGAGCAATCTCCAAATGTATAACTAAGATTTGTTGAGGAGATAAGACTTGTAAAATCTATGGATTCAATTGACTGACACCAATCAAAGGCATCATATATGTTTTCCGCAGAAGACAATCCGATGATTGTGACATTCTTTACGGCATAGCAATCATACATAAAGCCTCTTGCGTTAGTAACTCCATTCAGCCCGTAGATATATACCTCTATTAAAGAATAACAATCTGCAATCATTGAGGTTATAGATGTAACAAGATTCATTCCGTGTATCTCAATATATTTCAATGCCGCCAATCCATAAAAATACAATGAATCAGTATAGGCATCTGCGTTTATTATTTTGATGTATTCTAGATAATCTGGGCTAGTGTCTGAATCGGTAGAGAACCCCGTTGACCCCGTTATATACGGAGCGTTTATAACCAATGCAAGAACTGGGGATTGTTGATATACTGTAAAGTCAGAATGCATTATCATTTCGAAATATGTCAGTTTAACTCCAGTGTCTGGGCTAATAACAATCCCGAATGTTGTGTATCCTCTACTACATGGTTCTCCTGCCCCAAGGACATAAGTATGTTCTGCGGGGGTAGCACTATCATATAGAGTAACCGTTCCGTCTCCCCAGTCAACTTGATATTGTCCGCCATCGGTAGTGCATTGGAAAGCGTATTTCATCTTTCCAATGTCACTTGCCAAAATATTGATGTTTCCTTCCGCAGGGGTTCGGATATCAACCCAGTCCTGTGGGTAGAAGGAGTAAAAACTCTCTCCACCCGCAGGAACAAGAGCCCCTGTGACTTTGCCTTCGGCTGTAAATGCCGTCTTTGGATAAACAATGTCTTCCGCCGTGGCAGTAGCCGTGGCTATATCTTCACCCGTAAGGGTTTGGATTAGTTCTTCTCTGAGATATATCTTTTCCACAGCGGACCTCCTTTATCTACGATGCATTGTCAAACAGATACCATGTTCCGCCAAGATAAATATATTCTAATCCTGTATCGTAGTATAGAACGATATTCCCGTTCTGAGCAATTTTTGTCTTCAAGTCCGTAGAAAGGCAAACAAATCTGTTTGGATTGTTTAGATATTTAATCATAGTACAAACCCCGTATATGCCCTCCACTCTCCAGAAGCATAGATATACTTCTCTTGAGAGTCTACAAAATAGACGATAGAGCCTACATCGGGATTTTCGGGATATCCATCGTCTGCAAGCGCTATATAAACCTTACGCTTGTTGATATATTCTATCGCCATTTATATCCCCCCTATTAAGCGGGAGGAGAAATCTGGGCAGTTCCATACCAAATCTTGTCCCCATCAACTTCGAAATAAATAGTGTTTGCATCCTTTGGAGATACAGATGCAAGTTCGGCTGTTGTTCCAACCCAAAACTTGATAGCAACACTTGCATTCGTTTCTGCAATTGTTCCACCTGCACCACCAGTAGAGCCAGTAAGTCCAACAGAACCATCAAGTCCAACAGAACCATCAAGTCCAACAGAGCCTTCAAGCCCAATAGAGCCATCAAGCCCAACAGAACCCTCAAGTCCAACAGAACCCGCAAGTCCAGTAGAACCAGTCAGTCCAACAGAGCCTTCAAGCCCAATAGAGCCATCAAGCCCAACAGAACCCTCAAGTCCAACAGAACCCGCAAGTCCAGTAGAACCAGTCAGTCCAACAGAGCCTTCAAGCCCAATAGAGCCATCAAGCCCAACAGAACCCTCAAGTCCAACAGAACCCGCAAGTCCAGTAGAACCAGTCAGTCCAACAGAGCCAGTAGGTCCAACGGAACCCTGTACTCCAACAGAACCCGCAAGCCCCGTAGAGCCAGTAAGTCCAACAGAACCCCTAATTCCAACATTCCCTATAACCCCGGCAACTTGATACGCTGTTTCGTTATAGTCATACCACTGTCCACCATAATAAATTATGAATCTTCCTGTGTCTGCAAGATAAACAACAACACCATCTGTTTCGTGGGATGTAAGACTGTCTCCTGTTACATGAATAATATTTTGTACGATTCCAGTGTCTACTTGAATCCCGCGTACATTGTCATTAATTTGCTTCCAAACCCCGCCAGTCAAAACAAATGTTTCGCCAGTATCTACTGCATAGTATACTGCTCCGGGGTCTGTGATAGCCGCCCTGCTTTCATATGAATTACCGACATATTTTTGTAATGCCGCAACATATCCTGCCGCCATTATTGAGTCCTCCTATTTTCGCAAGAAACTAATTTCTTGTCTTTTAATATGAATTGTGCCTCACAAAGAACACAGTATGCTGTATGCTTCTTTGGGTATTCCATATCAAGATTCTTTGCAATAACAATTGCAGATTCTCCGTTGTGGAATTTATGAGAGCATTTGTTCTTGAACATGGGCTCCTCCGGTTTTATAGGATATTTATTTCAAAGTCTGCCTTCCCTATTTCAGAGTGGTATTGTACTTTGACCATATCCCCAATCTTAACTCCAATAGTTTTTTGTGTTTGAGGGAAAGAGATTCCATACCCCTCAAAACTGAGTCCTATCATGTCAGATTTAACCAGAATAACCTTGCATTCTGTCTTCTTTGTTTTTTGTTTCACAACCACGATGGGCTGTTCTACGATTTCAGGCTTTTCTGTTTTTTGAAGTTCCATTTCGTCCATCTTGTTTTGTTCTCCTTAGACATCCTGACGAAGAATCCAATAGAACGAACTTACCACCCTGTGGGCACCATCTCTGGAACCCACAGGGGGCATTATCGTCCGAGCAGAGTATTCTTACATCAAAAATAGCCTTTGTGCATCTGAAATTATTTTCAAACGCCATGATACTTCACTGATATATTATGCTACACAGGTTACGTTGACAGTATCAGAAGGAAGTCCTGTATAGTCTACTGTAACCACAGTATCTCCGGTTGCGACACCAGTAAGAATACCAGTGTGTTCTCCAACCGTTGCCTTTGCAGGAACAGAAGATGTGAATGTGCAATCCGCAGGGTCAATAAGAACCGGCGCGAACATTGGTCCTCTTAGTCCCCAAACCTGAAGTTGTACGGTATCGCCAACTCCAACATCGGTTTCAGCAGGAGATGCCGCGATTCCAGTGAATACAACGGTATCAGAAGAACGAACAAGAAGAACATCAGCGTAAACTGGGTCTCCACATGCTGTAGCCTGATATGCAAGTGCTGTTCCTCCGAAAGGAGTAGAAGCAACGCCATTAGGTGTCAGGCTGATGTCGATTTCTCCATTTAGTTGCAGTCTGGGCACTGTGATTTGAAGTGTTCCGATTTTCTGTGTATTATCGAATACATCGGCTTCAAGAATAGCCTTGACGATTTTTGGAGTTGTTGTTGAACCAATAGTAAACAGGTCGGTATTGGCTTCAGAAGTCTTATAGAACACGCTTACTGTTTCAGAAGCAATTCCGATTGCGAATGTAACCACTTTAGCGGCAGGAGTCGCTGAATAAATTGCTCCGTCTGCGGCAATAGCATATACGGTTCCAATAGGTGTTTTTGCAACTGTTCCCTCAGAGCCGGCAGAAAGAGTAATGCATTCATCGAATACATAGGCATTTGCGGCTCCAGAGATGATTGTTGCACCTGCTTGCATTGCAAGGAAGTCATATCTGAATGTCGCGCTGTTCAGTGTAAGTTCAAGGTTTCTGCTGTGTTTGTATTCAAACACCTTTTTGTTTCCCTTGCCACCACGAACATCTTGAGATTCGATTGTCCCCTTGATTGAAGAGTCTAGCAGTGTCTTCCCGTATGCAATAACCGCATCGTTAGATGCAGGGTCGAGCAACAGGACATTTGCTACGCTAACTAGAAATTGATTGTCCATATTTTAATTTCCTCCCTTTACTAGGTCTTGGCAAATTTTCGGGCTTTCGCCTCAAATTCATTGAGATTCGTCTGCACATCTGAGAATGCTTTTGGTTTCTCAAGTTTTCTAAGCCAATGTGGAATGTCCTCTTTGAAAGTAACCATTCCACTCATCTGAGCCGCCTTGATAATCCTATAATTCTCTATTGTAATGATGCGCCTTATGTTGTTGAAGAATTTCCTTATCTGCATTTCAGAAATTTCGTCATATCCGACCCCTGTTACAACATGGTAACAATCTATCATGTCTTCAAGGGTAGCAGGAGATTCTTTTGTGATTTGCGCCTGTTGTTCCCTTGCTTCTTCAAGTGCAGACTCTACCTCTTCTGAAAGAGTATAATCAACATCATCAATACCATTGATTTCTAATATCGTCTTTCTAATATCTTCAAACTCTTGTCCTCCTATAAAAAGAGGTTCTTCGTCTTCTGATTTCGAAATGATTTTCAGAAAAATTCTTTCCTTTTCATCTGCTGTGATTTGGGTTCGTTTTATCGTTTCCTCGTCCATGCACATGGAAAGAGCAAGAATAAACATGTCAATTGGATTCATGAAACACATTTCCGGATGTTCCGGAAGATATTTAACAAGAAAATCCAAATAACTCATTTTAATAATACTGATATCAGGGATTCTATTTTTTTTCATTTTGAATATTTGCGAGAAAAGCATAAACTCAGTGTATCTTTTCATTTTCACAGGATATAGTTTAATAGAGTGAACTACTACTGGTTCCCCAAAAAGTGAAATCATTCTGCATCACTCAGCCTTAGATATCCTGTTATTTCATATCCCAGAAAATCTTCATTGATTTCAATCAAATGAAGGAGTTGAGAATTATCTTCTGAAAAGAATCTCATGTATCCAACGCCACCTACATCTGCCCCGTTCAATGTTTTAAGAATTTCATTTGCAATTACCATCGCCCTACGTTTGCCGTCCTTTAGATTCCATGTCCTTTGATGTGAAATGATGTCAAAGCAGTATTCAATTTCTGCGATATATGCATTTTCAGACATAATCGCACTTTCATACATTCTGATTTCAGTTCTGTTTTCTTTTGTTTCCAGATATGACGGCGATACATTGAATATCCTGCATTCTGGAGCCAATTGTTTTACCATGGCGAATCTTTGGTCTTGTGTTGGAGACGATTTGGAAAGAGCATCTTCTTCATTGTAATACAGGCATTTAGCAATCGTGTCGTTATTGACAAGAAGCAATGCGATGTTGTTGAATACGATGTCTATATTGTTAAGTTCTATCCATTGTTTACTCATTTTATACCTCTTACCAGACCGATTCTATAGTGATTGGAAGCGTAACCACATGAGAAGGTCCAGAACTAGACTGTGCAATCAGGTTGAATGTCCCGATGTGGTTTTTCATCTTGATTACTACAGTTTGTGATGTTGAAGATATGATTTCTGCTAACGATGATGTGCTTAGAGAAAAGACATATGAACCAGTCGAATTAACGACTTCATATGAATATGTTCCACTCATTCTTACGGAATTCTCTCCAGATATAAAGTCCTGCATTACTTGTGCGGCTATTATTGAAATTGTAACAGAGTCCGATATGGTAGGATTGGAATCCAAAGATACCGAAATGGTTACTGTTCCAAGAGTAAGCGCAGTGATTAATCCAGAAGTGGATACTGTTGCCTTTGTCGGAGCAGAAGTAACATATGTTACTGCCTCTCCCGAAACAGACAAAGATTCCTTAAGAACAAGAGTCTCAAGTTGGAATGTTCTATTACGAAGCAGTTGAATTGGTTTATTTGTAATCTTTATAGAATAAACAGGAGTTGAGTCCGAACGAGGAATCTCATTCGCCAAGTCATCCGTTGCTGTGATGAAGTCTTCTTCTACAGATATTTCGAGTAGCCCCGCATGAGTTATTCTGTCTACATTCGTTATAAGCCAAGCAAGACTATCAAAAACGAATCTATTATCTCTTTTGATTGTCTGCGTAGAGTCATTGTCCTGCATGAGAATGAATCTTGTTGTCTTGCCATATCTCATATATTTATCTGTCGCTATTGGACTGTATGTCGATGTAAACTTGAAATAATCTATTATACTTGGTTCTGAATGGGATTTCCCATACTTGTCAATCCAGTTTATCAAATGATTGCTTCTTCGAGACAGACATGAAGAGGATAGAGACAATGTGTTTTCTGTATTGTATACCAACCATGTCCCACTCGCAAAAGAGAATTTATCTCCAAGTTGTGGTCTGAAGTCTAAGTCCTTGAATTTGAGTTTTCTATAATCGTCCCCTAGATATACCCCTCTTTCAGGAGTAACCACGGGTCCGACTCTTGCCTTCATAGCAACAAACGAACCGCTTGCACGAGGATATTCATATTCGACATCGAACGCATTCGTTGAAAAATCGAATTCCGAATTGAATTTATCCTGAACAAGAGCCTTCTGATAGTCGAAATAGGAGTCATATCCTGAAGGGGAACTATATTGGGAGGCTTCTATATTACGGAAGCGATTGTCCTTTTTCCCCATTTTTTAACACCTCTGATTTAATCTTTGGTATGATGTCTATGCTTTCCAGAATACTTTTTCTGAATTGTTTATGTTCTGTGAGTACAGGTAAAGACTCCAGTTTATTCAGGAGTTCTACATATATCCCGTACCCGTGCAAAAGGCGCTCTCCTCCTGCCAGTTCTTCCATGAGGGATTTGTGATTGTTCAAGAAGTCGGATTCGCTGTTCTCTCTTATTGGAAGTAGTTTATATACCCTTCCAACAAGACGGTCAAGATATTCCACTACTTCCGTCTGATTCAACTCTCCCCCGTATTTTGTTTTATACATGATGCACCTCTTTTATACGAATGGAATCGAATTGTTTTGACTTATCGTAGTCATATGTCTTGTCCAACTGTAATTCAACATCATCTTTTCGGTTTCTTCCCTTAAAGACGAGTACCAACTTCCTTTGTCTCGCATAGAACCTGATTCTGAATACATCTTGAAGTCCTTGTCGTTGACAAGTCTACGAATATCCAAAAGAAAATTCTTTTCTTTTTCTGCCCATGAAAGGACAAGTAATGCGGAAAGGATACGCTGTTCGGTATCGTTCAGTGTGGTATTGAATTCTCCATCCACATATATAACGACCTCTACATTGTCTGTTCCGCTTGGAGGAGGAGTATCAATCACGACCTTATTCCCTGTTTCTTCATATGAGAATGGAACCTGTACGCCACTAACGAAAACATCATAGTAATTGTTCTCGTCATATGTCGCTGTAAGCGCAAACTCGTCTTCAGTGCCATTCCCGCTAAAATATTCAGAGGATACCGTGGGGTCGGTCCTATCTTCGAGTTTTGATAGGACCGACATCGGAATTCTAAATGCAGGGATTGCATTCGAAAGATACCCGAACATTACTTCAAGAAATTGAATTTTGTTCTGAGCATATGTGTTCATCAGGATAGGGTCATTGAATGATGAAATCGCCCTGTCGTATATTGTGACAAATTGTGTAGCGATATCAAACACCCCCTATTATTTTTGCTTGGTCTCCTGTACTGCGCGGATTCTAAGAGAAACATCTTCTCCAGATGCCCTTGATAGAGCCTCCATTTTAGACTGGTCTCTGAATCCGGTTTTTTCTCCCGCTACATGTCCATTGACAAATGTTTCCATGATTAAATCACGGAAATGCGCATTTGCATTCTTGTAGGCATTTTCAATTGATTCAGGAGTAGCATCAGATAGATTCTGAATGAAATTGACAGATACTGATTTCTTGTTGATGTCATCGATTCCAAGATACTCCGAAATCTTTTTGTCATCGAACGTGAAATATCCCTTATTTGCAAATCCACGATTAAGTCTGACAATGTTCTCTGCTTCTGAAAGTCTGATACGCATTGTTTCTCCAAATCTTGTCATTGTACGGAATCCACCATGGTCATCCATCTTGAGAGATAGGGCAAATCCATTGTACATATTCCGAACTATAACAAGTCTATTTGGATTGAATTCATCATCTTGACCTACAGGAGAGGCTGACGGAGTAGAGGACTTCATTGCGGCTATTTCAGCCTTTAGAAGGTTAATCTGTTCCATCAACATTTTTGTAACACTATTATCCTCTGGAATTTGTGCGGCTGTTGCAACAACCACTTCTTCGGTTTCTGCTTCGGGAGTTACAACATCAGTCTTCTTTGTATTTTTAGTAGCCATAATCATTTTCTCCTTTTATACATAAAAAATAAGGGGAGAGGGAGATTTCTCCCTCTCCCCATTTGTGTTACTAATTAAGCAACATCCATGATTCCGAATACAGAAGCGGTTGCAATCTTGGCTTCATAGCACTGAGCAATAGACATCAGCATTGTCTTGTCCGCACGAGATTCAGCAGACTCGTTAATCGAAAGAGGAGTTCCCTCAAACACGATTTTAACGGGTTTTTCTGCATCAAGGCTGAAGAAGTATAGTCTGGTGTTGTCTGTCAGGAATGTGAAGGCACCTGCATCGTCAACAGTTCCGGGCTTCAGTGTCGCAGGGATTTGTACAAGGTTTGTTCCCTTGTAGCGTCCAAGATAACCAGTTTCCGCAATTGTTGAACCCAACTGCATCTTCAGATAGTCGTTCGAAGGAATTACATATCCAAGAGCAGAAAGCATACCGAATACTGTTACAGGAAGTCCGCCGTTAGCGGCAGAAATCTTTTCAGTCATTGTCAGCCAGTTAGTATCCGTGAACGAACCCGCTTTGAAAGCCGCATTGAGTGAGCCGTAGGCATCGTCAATCTGCTTGTAAATGCGGTGGTTGATATCAGTAGAGAAACCAAGAGCGATACGAACCATCCAGTCACCCATATCCATACGACCAGTGATGAACAGATACCAGTCAAGGTCAACTGTCATTTCACGGCTTGTAGGAACGATTGTCAAGTCAGATTCATATGTTCTCTGAATTCCACCGCGTCTTCCAGACTTGTTGGTTGTATTGACTGTGAAGATTTCACGAGACTTCAGTGTGAAGTGTGCAGTATCTCCCCAGCCGACATTACGAACATCAGCGAACTGAGCGAATGCATATTGGGTAACTGCTGAAATTACTGTAGGAAGAGCAAGAGAAACGATTGCGAAAAACTTTTCCTTGAACATTGTGCTGTTACGCGCAAGCGGACCCTTTGTTGATTCAATACTCATGTCTGCTTTCGCGGCACAGTATTCAACAATCTTGGAGTTCACAAGAGTATTCATCTTGCTATATTCAAATGATTCATCTAGACCAGAAAAATATTCGTTTCTAGAAATATCACCAGAAGCCTTGTGCATAGTATTCAGTCTGTGCATTGTTACATCCACTAGACCCTTAACCAAATCGTGTTGGTCCTGACTTTCATAAGTCATGTTTTCAATTGCGCCAAAAACCTTATTAAGCATCTAAATCACCCCTTCGCCTTAAGCCTTGAGGACGCGGATACGATATCCGGGTACTCTTGTTGTTCCAACTTGGAACGCATAGTCGAAATCGATGATTTCGCCAACGAACTTTTCTGTAGTATAAGAAGCAACTGCCGCGAACTCTCCCGCAGGGTTCGAATCCACGATAACAAACTGCTTCGTTGTTGCCGCAGGAGTGTCATTGACAAGAGCCGCTGTTACTGCAAATTCATCATGTACAGCAAGCATACGAACACGGCAAGGACGGTCGGCAGGAACATAGCGGAAACGAGGGTCTTTCACCATGTCGAGTCTGTAGCCTTCTGTGTCCTGCATTACTTCGGGGTCATCTACGATTCCAAGGATTCCATCAGCCGCCGCGAGTGTTGCCACATACGCAGAAAGGTCTGCTCCACCAAGGAGAGTAGTCACTGGAGCGCCAAGAAGAACGAGATTACCGTTCTCAAGCGCACTAGCGCAAACACCAGTCTTGTTTAGAGCATTGATATCCTCTGACTGCATGTTGATAGGTTGAAAAATATTGTGTGTTGCACCCATTTTAAAAATTCCTCCTAATTAAAAAGTTTTCTTTTCAAGTCTATTATACCAAGGAAGAGCCTCTTCTGTCTTCGGCTTTACAACATTCATCTTGATATGTGACTGTTCGCCACTCTTGAAAATTTCAAATACCAAGTCCTTTTCGAAGGCTTCTACGGAACTGTATTCCATAATCTTGCCCTTCCATGTTGCTTCCAGTTCAGGGGTCATCTTGTTAGAATATTTCTTGATTGTAGTATTCAATTGTTCTGCAAATTCTTTTGTTTCGAACTGCTTGACCTTTTCTGTCAATTCAGCGACCTGTGTTTCGAATGTCTTCGCATAAACATGAGCATCTTCTGCCTTTTTCTCGGCTTCTGCTTTTTCAGCATATGCCTTCTCTTTTTCGGCTTCAGCGTCTGTTGCCTTCTGCTCCATCATTGTCTTTTCGCTTTCGGCTTGAGTCTTGGCTTCCATAGCCGCGTTCAGTTGCACTAGGGTTACGAAATTATCGCATGCCATCTGAGATACACATTCGGTAACTTCAGGGCTCCCAGAGTCATCTTCATCGGGTTCGGCTTCCATTCCTTCGAAGTCGCAGTAAACCTTTGCAGAGTGTAAATCTGTGAAGTTTATTTCAAATTTTTCGCCATCGGCATCTTCTACGGAATACGGGAACGCTAGAACCTTATTTTCTTCGGTATTAACGAAGAAAACGAACTTCTTGTTCGCCGCAAGCACATTACCTTTCATGCCGTTTGCGCTGAAAACTTCTGCAAACTTTTCTAAATTCACCTCTTCACCTTCTTCTCTTGAATAATGTATGTGTTGGGTTTCCGCATTGGAACCAACCTTTCTTTCTGCCCGTCTAAGACGCGCACTTACTCTATTATAATAGGGCTCGGACTTATTCGCTTCCAGATACTTCCGTGCCACCACTATACCATTTTTATTATAGACAAGAGCCCCATCTAATATCTGACAAACAGGATATCCTAGTTTTTCAGAAGGAGCATCTTCCCAGTCCTTGTTCATAAGCATATAGCATGCATTAACAAGAGACTTGTAATTCGATGCTGTAAGGATTTCTTGTCTTAGAGCCGCCTTATCGACTGCACCCCATTCTTCATTTGAAGCACTCTTGCGGTCTAGTTTTATAACGATAGCCTCTCCGGTCCCCATGTCCTCTTGTGAAAAAGACTCTTTCATGGCAAACTCAAGAGCATGCCTGAATGTTGGGACAGAATCCAAAGAGAATTTCTTTACATGAGCCATTGCACCATCAATCCCCGTGGTTTTGTTTTCTGCAAGAAGAGTAATGGCAAGAGCAGTAAATTTTGTAATAACATCTACCCCATTGTCTTCGTGGGCTTCGTCTGGAAATATTTCCATGGAAATTTTGTTTTTCCCACGCTTTTTTAATAGTTTTTCTATTCGTCTATTGCGTTCTGCCCAAATCAATGCGTCAACTACAATCCAGTTCTTTCCTGTCTCATCCTGTTCTATTCTAACGCTTTCCTCAGAAGGAACAACACCAATGGGCTGTTCTATATAATCATAGACACCACGCCCGTCTTCATCTGTTCCAACTAGATTCCTGTCGTGACCACCAAATTCATCAAACATTTTAGAATATGTAGCAACTATGGGAACTTGCGTAAAGGAATGCATTGAGTCGATAAGACATTCTGGAGTAATAATGCTTTTGTTTCTGTTTGGACCTTCGCTACAAACCCACATTTCCAAATTCAAAAAACGAGTGTCTTTTGTTTTTGCAAACGAGAATTTATTTACGCTGAAGGTCATGTTTTTGTCCATCCTAACACCTCCTTATATTTCAATGAGTTTGTCAAGATGGGCATTCAACCACATGTCTGTGGTCATGTCCTTATCCATCGAATTATAGATACTCATTAAGATTCGGATATTATTCAGTTCTTTTTGTTCTAACTTCAATCCTTCTCTTAGTGTATCTTCGCTGAGAATGTCTCCCAGTTCAATGAACAGATTGATATATCTCAGTAATTCCTGTTCTCTTTCTGTTTCTTTTGCATACAGATTGGCAAGAACATCATACAACCCCATGAAAGAGGAACTGTCCCCCTCCAGTGGAAGTCTTTGGAACGAGTATCCTCTTCCAAGAACATATTCAATGAAAAAGTCTGCATCAGCACCCTTTTGATGAGCCACTGTGTGCAACCATGTTCCGACATTCTTCAATGAATTTGAAAAACACCACGAATATGCCTTGTCGTAATATTGATTGTGCTTGAACCTTGTCTGTATAACAATGTCGAATGCATTCGCAACTTCATTTGAAATATTCATTGTTATACCCCTCTAGCCTCTCCGGTATTGGCCCCTCTGTCCTTGGTTTCTTCAGAGCCATCACTTGTAACATCTTCTATCTTCTTCGATGGTCTGCCAACAGGCTTCTTATCGTTTGGATTCTTTGCTTCTGGACCCTTCAGAATAGAAGGAGGTGTCATCATTGCTGTTTTTTCTGCTAATTCAAGTTGTCCCTTAGCCGCTTCTGATTGAGCCGTCTTTGGTAGTTCCATCTTTTCATATACTCCAGAATCCTTTACAATATCCATCGATGCCCCTGCATTCGCAAGGTCCATGTCGAAGAACGAAAGATATTCCAGATATAGTTGTGAGTTCCCAGTAGAAATGTCTTTTTCAAGAACCGTGAGTCTGTCAGGGTCATAGAATATATTCCCTGCCATATGACACACCATCTTGATAGAATCCTTCCAATATCTCGCAATAACGCTATTGATGAACAATTCAAACTGATTATATACCTTGTCTATAAATCTGGATTCAAGCCATTGCTGAGTCTTGATTGCCGCAATAGAAGGCTTATCGTTTGTTGTAATAAGGCTACCAAGTCCACTCTCTTTGTAAAAGTTTGCTACTGCCTCTCCAACAATCGAATCTCTATTCATTGTATGCTGAAACTCAAAAAGGTCGAACTTTTCGAATGGAGCCGCAACAAAAGATACAGAACCGGGGAGATTTGCCTGAATAAGCGCCTGATAAAGAGTCAAAAGGTCAGGAGAAATCGCTGTATCGTTTACTGATGACCCAGTTTTGTTGTTTTGATTAATCGGAATTGTAGCCGTTAGAATCTGTCTCGTTGGGATAGACAATAGTTCTTGTTCCAACATCTTGTATTGAACAAGGTCGTTCGAGTTTAAGAACATGCTCATCAATGGAGGCAGAATCTCTGGAACCGTTTGGTCGAAGCCAAACATAAAAGCATGTGATGGAGGTAGTTCTTTCCAGTAATAATATGACTTGCCTCTAGACATTTCAATAGTTACATCTGATGGAATATCTCCAATGATTCTAACTTGTTTACCAGTAGAACAGTCAACAGTACAAATAAATTCCTTGTACCACTCTGCAAACTCAGGAGGGAATTGTTCCACTGAAGTTCCGGGCTTTAAGAAATACATGAAATTAAATGCATAATTCCATCCAAGTTCTGTTTTTCCTATAATCTTTACATAGTCTACCGGCATTTTCTGAAGAATAATTGTCTTCCCGTTATTTTCTTCTCTCAGATAATAAGGGACTTTCCCTTCTCTGATTATATCAAGGACAATTTCTCTGAATATTGATTTCGGATTTAATCCCTTTATCCAATCTGCACATTCGCTATATGTCTTCTTCCATCCCTTTGATACCGCCCCATCATAGAATCCTAATTCTGGAATGAGCCACCATCTATATGTTAGAATATCTGCATACATGTGATAGAGTTTTGTCATGGGAGTTATCGTGTTATAGAAATACCACGAGGCACTTTTAAGCGCATCTTCGTTTTCTGAAGGGCTCTTAAGCATCTTTTCCATGTTCTCTCTTCCAAATTCCTTAGCCTTTGAAGAGATTGCCTTTACTCTAGCATTTTGAATGAAGGGGTTCCACCATGTGGTATTAGTCCAGTTGGACTGTTTGTCTAGAACTCCATTAGTTTGTGCCATGGTAAGAACTTCTTGCCACAAATCAGTCGCTGTCTTTAGTTTCTGAATCTCGTCCAATTGAATCCGTCCCCCCTTTCTGTAAATTTTCTTTTATTTCCGTTATAGCATCAAGAAGCATATCCATTCCAGATTTTGGTATTCCAACAACCGGAACCGGTTCTATGTCTTCTTTGTGGTCTTCTATTGTACTCATTGTATAGTTGGAGCCGTCAAGCCCCTTTCTAATAATACTCCTTGCATTCTTGTTTTCGGTGATTATCGTTACGATATTTCCCCTCACTAAAACATGTGTAAATTTATGCAAAAAATAATCAATTTTCCGCCAGATATCTTTCCCATTGATTTCTATGCGGTATGTCATCTTTTTTTGCCCCCAAACCCTTCAAATTTTCCTCCAAAAAATGTCTTTGGAGAACTTGTCATATTTCTTCCTGTCAAGATAATGTCTGCAATGTTTATCTCGCTTCCAAGAGAATTTCTGTAAGTTTTTACAAACCAAAGAACATATGCCAAAGAAGCGAATCTGTCTTTGTCTACCCTAGATACATTTTTCTGAACCGTAACCCTGTTTTGAGATGTCTGAACCATTTTCAGGTTGGCAATCTCTTCAATCAGCATGTCTGTGTTCTCATATGGAAGAATGTTCTGAATATAATTGTTTTTATCGTTGATGTCATAATCAGTCAGGCTTCTTCTCTCAAGCAATCTTAGTTTCCCACTTTGAATCATGTCCACAAAAGTAATAATGATATCATTCTGTGCAGACTGAGGTTTGAGGTCAAACATGCACTTGATGTAGTTTCTTGTTTCTGGTTTCTGTTCTGTGTTTGTCGCGGCGAAAGCAATAAGTGTTTCTCCGGTTATCGGGTCTGTTTGTTCCTTTTGAAGTTCATCCAATAGCCCGACTCCAAGACCATTACTATCTACCACAATCATTTTTGCATTATAGTTGTTCTTGGTCCTCTTGACCTCTACAGCCAATTGTGTAAATGTCAAGTTGTTGGATAATGTAAAAATATTTACAAGGTCCAGACTGCGTACATAGCCTTTCTCCGTGCGGGTTATGGCTATAACAGCAATACTTGACTGGTTGTTGTTTTTTGATTCGGAACGGGCTACGTCAACTCCAATGTATATTTCAACATTGTTTGGATTGTCGTTCATCGGTTTTGTCAGGTTTCTGCACTTCATCAGAGCGTTAATATCAACCAACGCACCATCTACTGAGCCACATTGCTACCTTCCCTTTTGGGAGGATTAGACTATATCATTATCCTATCACTAGGATATCTGGCGCTTCGCCAATACGAATTTCACGCATGGCTACTCCGTTAGGATAGTCGTTGCACTTTTCGGAATAAATCCGACTTAGCACAGGATTCCCATGTCCTGAAGTGTTTTGTCAAGAATATCTGATAGGTTTTTAAATTCCCAATAGGGAATTCTCACTAATGGGATATTCTTTGACACACAGTAAAAAGTTTTTAAATTATCATTTTGTTTTTGAAGTTCGAACAAGGACTCTCCTAGAATTGGACGATAATGAAATTCTCCATCTAATTCTATAAGAAGTATCACATCATTGTTCTTTAATATCGCAAAGTCAAATTTTAAAAATCCACCACGAATACCTCTTAAATCAGAAAAAGAATATTCGCTTTTATGAGGTAAATTTTTATTTATTAAATATATTTCTGTCTGTTTTTCAATAGAAGACACTCTTCTTGAACAAGTATTACAAATTGTTTTGTTGTGTTTCACAAATCGTTTAAAAGATGTTCTGAATTCTCTCCCGCATTCACACCGGAACAACATTGGGGTGTTATTGTTTTTATATGAATCAATCAATGTGGCAGATGTTTTATCAATATAAGAACGAACAAAGTTATCAGACAGACCACTTTGTTCTCTTTTTATTGTACACAAATTACATTTATAGCCCTTTTGTCTTAAATTACTGATAGTTGAAGAAAATAAGTTTCCACAAGAACACTGTACTTCTACTTTGGCATATGACCTTGTGTATCCTCCAGCAAGAAGACCACCATTGCTCTCTATTTCGTTCGAAACAGATTCGGGGCTCCTATTCCTATTTTGATATTGTTTCGATTTCCCACAAGAAGGGCATTGCCGCTGTTCTGCATGATTGAAGTTATAAAACTTTGTATAAAAGATATTCCCACAACTGCATCTGATTTGCAGTTTTTCATTTGCGATATAATAATTACTCATCAATTCACATCCGTTTTGTGATATAAATTGTTTAACAAATTGATAGTCTAAATATTTTCCCTGCATATTTCACCTCTTGATTTAGGGTTCCCTGTTAGCCCTTTGTCATTATATCATAATTTAATATAAATGTCAATAGGACACCCCTTAAATAAGGGTTCACCAAATTTTGTAATACACCTCTCGGTATAATTGGGCTATTTAAAACCCATCTGCTTTCGTAGTTCTGAGCGAAGAACAGGGGAGATAATTCTTCCTTTTTCTTGAATATTTTATCCTTACCGGACCCTCTTCCATACCAACATGCAAGTTGCCAGTCCGAACCAAGAACCATGTCTCCTTCAAGTCTCGCCATCTTATGAATCATGTCCACGTTGCGCATGAATTCTGTTGAATTTCTGAATCCACTTGTGCTGAAAAAGTTTATCTGTCCATTCAGTTCTTCGGGATTTACAACAGACAATTTTCCTATGGTTCTGCGAGGAACCTCTGGAATGGGTTCAAGCGCATCCTGATAGACTTCGTTATTTAGAAGAGCAGATTCTTCAATCTGAATCCTATGCTTTCTTAGTCCTTTGGATGATTGAGCATTCGCAAGAGCGGTGATTGTAGACCCAGATGTAAAGACAATATCTCCATCGTTCTTTGAAAAGTGGTAATCGAATATTTCTCCTTTAAACAATGGATATTGCTTGATTATCTCATAATACTTGTCTTTTAGAATTCTAACAGAGTTTTCAAGCGTCTGCGCTGTAATGGCAAGTTTTACATCGGGATATCTGATTGCAACAAGGAACATGGCGAGAACTTCTGACCACGTTTTCCCCCATCCTCGTGGAAACACCCCATATGTGCTATAGAAGCGCGTAATGGCCCTAAAAAAGATTCTTTGGTCGAAGTCTAGGCGAATTCCTCCCGTTGCAGGAGTTATCATATCCAAAAACAGGTCTGGATAGAAAACAAGGATATTTGAAAGATATCTATATTTTGATATGTCTTTCTGAAACTGACTTTTTTGTTCTTCTATTGAAGGAGTGCTTATTTCTTGGTCTATCTGAGTTCCTAACATTATATTATCTCCTCATTTTCAGAAGAGGGAACATCTACGCCCCTTATCGTGATAAAATTTGAAATCTTTTCCCTGTTAGATTCTGTAGGATTGTTTGCAAAGATTCCATTTGGGTCTCCGAATGTCTTTATATACTCTGCAACCTTCTTATCATAAAAGGCATAGATATCTTCATAAGAACACTGTGAAAACCCAAGCATGTCTCTTACATAGTTTATATAGCACCACATGATGAAATCTACAGCATCCTGCGGTCTGTATTTGAACTGGGGCAATATTGGAACAATATCTTCTGTCTTTTCCAGTTCTCGCATGATTTCTCCGAAGGAGTTCATTCCCCCAGACAGGTCTGCCGCAGTCATCTGATTGGGATTAATCTTTGCAACTTTAGCGGCGTCTCCCGCAAGTTTGCCCCATCTTTCAGCATCTGCCACCTTGTCCTTGGCAACTGCCATTTCTTCCTTTACCTTGTACCGAATCCAAGTAATGAGTGCTTCTGTGTGAAATCCAGTCCTTTCTGGATAGAATTTCGCTGTAGCGGCATATTTCTTCTCAAAAAGGAAATATTCCTCGTCTTGATACCCATCTCCCCATCTTTCTTTCGTTTCAGGAGAGATTTCAAACGAACTTGGCTCAAGCGGGATTCCCATTATCGCGTCTTCTGCCTTCTTGCTGAAAACAGAATCCTTCCAAAACATTCCTCTATATTTTGGCAGAGAGATATTCTTTATGTAATTACCAACAACATCTCCACCCTGCATCATTGCGCTAGTAAGAAGTTCATGAACGAATGGTTTATCTATTTCCTGAAGAACATTCTTGAACTTGTCTATGTCGAATAATTTATTATTTCCAAGTGCCCTTTTACGAATACAGTCTTTGCAATATATTGTTTTTCCTGTTGAATGATTTGGATTATAACTTATATAGAACATACTGCTTTTCTTTATCTTACTGCACCCAGAGCAAACAAGGTCTCCTTCGCTAACAATTGTTTTGTCTGTTTTGACTCTATCGTTTGAATTAAATTTACGGAGACTTCTGCCTCTTGTTGGACTCATGTGACCACCTTCCTAAAAAAGAAAGAGAGGCAAATCGCCTCTCTTATATAGTTACCTTGTATTCAGTTTCTTCTGTTGTAAACGGGTATATTTCTGGCAAAACAACCAGTTTTGAGTTATTCGGGTCAAATTTCCCGTTTTTATCTAAAATAACCACCATATACCCATAATTCTGAGGTTTATAGGTTAACTTACCATTATCTGCATATTTCTGAGGCTTGCAAAGACATCCAATATTGTATCCGTGCTTGCCTTTTTGTTGGGTATATCCATTGACATGCATATGCCCAACTGCAACAGCAGAGAATTGTTCTCCAACCAAGATGAAGTGTTCAATTGCCTGTCCTACTGTCTTCAGTTGTATTCTACTGAAAGACAGGGGATGACAGATGATTACTTCATTGTTTATATTCATGAACCAGTGTGGGATATACTTGATGTTTTCAATAGGAAGGAATTTATCTGTATGTCCTTCTCTAAAGATAGAGAATCCAGTAACCAACATATTGATAACTTCTGGGTCAACGAACGAGGACAACTGGTCATGACTTGCCTTGTTCGCAATGTATTTATATAGTCTTGATTCATGGTTGCCACGAATGAAGTACATCACAATATGTTCTGGAATCATGTTCCTGATTTTAGCGATGAACCAATAGAAGTCTATCAGTTCTTTGTCGAAATCAGGCGGGTCTGCATTCGGGAACGAGGATAGAGAGTCGTTGTTAAGCGTGTCTCCTCCAAAAACGATAGCATCTACTCCATTGATGTTGCTTTTTATAACATCAAAGATATCCTTTCTCACATATGGAAAATGTAGGTCGAAAAGAACTAGAATCTTCTTTTTCCCGCATTTAACAGAGTGTCCGATTTCTGGAAGTTCCATTTCATTGACTTGTCGCTTAAATTCATTGCGCCTGTGTTTCCTTATTGTGTCCCTAACGCGCTCGTAGTCCCAATAAAGAGTTCTGAATTTACCATTGACTATTTCTGAAATTTCTCTATATGAATAGACTTTCCTTCCATCTTCTTCCTCCTCGTATAACGAGTAGATTAGATTCTTTTCTTCACTCATTTTTTCTGCCCTTTCGCCCATCTGTCGCTGTATTCTTTGCGTAAAGCAATGTTGATTATGAATATTGGAGTTGGAACAGGGTCTGTCTTGAATCGTTCTCCGGTGTGGATGTTCTTGAGTGTATGGGATACTCCCTTACGCTGTCTGAACACTCCAAGCCCCTCTATCATGATTGTATCGCCTTCAACAACCATATCTCTGATTGTTGCCATCACGACATCGTATACTGCCCCACAATCTGTCTTTGAAATTCCAGTTCTTTTGGATACCTCTTTTACGATATCCGGTTTCGTTTTATCAGCCATTGTAATTTATCTCCTTTATCTTTTGTACTTTTATCGGGAAGATATCCATATCATAGAAATAATCCCTACCGAATTGGCTATAACACAATATCTTGTCCATGGATTCATATCCTAGTTTTGGGTCGTATTTATCAGATGCAACATGATATTCCCCTCCATTGAATTCGAATTTCCTATCGGAATCAACATAGCACCACTCTGCTATATAAGAGTGTTCTTTATCTATTTTTCCTTTTCTTTCCATCGTCTGTGAAGGAACAAACGATACGAACTTACCAGACCAACAATCATAGAAATCTTGAGGCTCTGGCGCATGACATGAATACAACAGGTTCATTCTGTGGCTTCTTGTCTTGGACCATGTTGGCGCAATCGCCTGTTTCTTTTTTGTTATGGGCTTTTTAGATTGCGCGTCTCTTTCTACATGATTGTCAAGTTTCTCTGTTATCTCATCATTATAAGAAACACATTCGTATTGGCGAATCTTTTCCCATCTCTTCTGGTCAAGAATCGTATCCCCCTCATATCCACCGATATAATAGGACGCAAGAATTTCTAACAGAATAGAGCATTCGTCGGACAACTCAACAGCCGTGCTCTTTATGCAATGCTTTGTTTCCCACCGACATTGAAGATATTCCAAAAGAGTTGTTCCGTCTTGTGTTTCTTTATTCAGAATGTCTGAAATATTGTTGATTCTTTCCTCTAACGGAACCAGATGTGCTTCTTGCAGATAATAATATCCAGTGATATTGTCAGCCTTTATTGTTTTTATCTTATATCCATTACCCTTTATAATCTTTATTCTTTCAGGTGTTGGGTCTGGAATATGCTCATATTTCCTTGTTCTATACACCAGTTCGTGCTTTACACCAAGAACGAATAGATTATATAAATCTCGTACTATTATCGTGTCTTTCAAGAGTTTTCTCCCTCACTAAATATGTGTGAATTTTCCGCTGTTCTGTATGAAAAACCGCCAGTAACTACTTTTCGCAAAATTTACATACAGAGCGCCGACCATCGGGAGAGGAGTTCTTCCAAAAATTCTTCTTCAACAGATGTCTTCCGCATTTTGTACATTGCTTGTGGTTTGATTCGTCTATAATGCCATTTTTTATCCATGTTTCTTGCACTGTGGTATTGTTGTTCTCTGCCATCAGCCTACATGCTGTTGCAAGAATGTTCTTTATGTTCTGGACTCCCTCGTTGAATTCTTCTGAAACCTCTTTTTCATCGTGACCATATGCAATTCTTTTTATAATATATCTTTGTTTTGGAGACATCTTTGTTTTTTCAATTAAATTATCCAAAGAACAATATGTAAGCGTGATATTTTCATTAAACTCATAAACGCCATTAGAAACAAATATATCAGAGACCTCTCCCATGCTATAGTTCATTGGTTGAAACTTGTGTCGAAGAAGAATTAGTGCCTTTATAGCATTAGCGTCACTAAGAGAGATATATTCCCATTCGAGACCATTATATAGATTTCGTTGGATTCTACCCACTGTTGCCCTCCTTTAGTTGATAAACTATATCACATCACATGCTTCCATTTTCCACCCCAAAAGAAAAGGAGAGGCGGTTATCCCGCCTCTCCTAGTATCACTGATTCATAGCGAGGACCATTGAGAACTTGTAGCATCATGTCATATGGGTTCAATGAAGCATCTGCAAGTACATTCTGTAGCAACTTTGGGCTAAACCCAGAGATGATTGCAGTACCTGTCTCATCCTTTTTTACTGGAACTTGAGAAACAACATTTGAAACCTTCCAGTAAACAACCTTTGGAAGTTCATATCCAGACTCTCCATACACACGCTTCATGTTCTGGTGTAGTGTGTTAAAGGGAGTTCTGTTGTCTGTTCTGAATCCGTCGAACTCCATGTCGGAAATAATGAAGAGCGTCTTTGGTAGTTCTTCCTGCTTCAATCCGTATGCCTTTGCAACATCCAGAATCATAATAAAAACTGCCTCAAGGTTTGTGTTTTCAATAAAGGACGGAATTTTCTTGATGTTTTCATAAAGGTTCTTGCCTGTCAGTTCAACCCAGTGTGGGCTTCTAGAGAATGTAATCATGCGGTTCTTGAATGGACCGTTCATGCGTTCTCCAAGATAGATTCCAAGTGCGATTGAAACAGACATAGGGATGTTGTCTGGAGTGTTCATGGAGCCAGATGTGTCAGCACAGACAAGTCCGCTGTTTTCACCACAATAGTCAGGAAGAGACTTCCAAAGAGCATTCATGGTATCAATTGTATTCTTGTTGTTGTGACCATCGATAGTAGCCACTCCTCCCCATGGGGAAAGAAGAGACTTAACGATTTCGTGAGGGAACAACTGTCCAGAGTGAGCGGTTTCTTCGCCCTTGTTCACCTTTTCGATGAATTTCTCCATACGAGCAGGGTCGTGCTTGAAGAATGCCTTGAAGTATTTCTTCATCGCACCAGAGGGAACAGCCTTATAAGCGATATCTTCCCACTGATTGCGGGAAATCTTCTTTTCAACGATATTGATTGCGGAACGCAGTCTCGAAAGGGTCTTGCGATAAGTCTGGGCATCCATTCCAAGAGACTGACGAGTCAACTTTCCAAGCGCCTTGGTATCAGAAGAAGAAGCGTTTTCAGACTTCAACCACTTACCAACAAGCGAAACGGATTCCTTGTTCTTGATTGCAGAAAGGTCGGTGAGAATCTGCGCCTTGACGAATTCCATAGCCTTATCCCAAGCAGGTGTTCCCATGCAGGAATACAGGTCATCCCATCTTCCATAGAAAGGAATGTTTGGGATGTTCGCAACTGCAACTTCAGGATGCCAAAAAGCAATCCAAGAAAGTCCGAACTTACCCGCGTCACGAACACCCTGTCCTCCACGCGCATCGCGCATGTAGAAGATGCATCGTGCAGTCAGAAGAGGATTCTCATCCCAAGCCGCAGTAATAAGGTCGCTGAGTGTGCGTTCGTTGTACTCGTAGGTCATTGACCCCATGAAAGAGAACAGGTCAAGCACGGCGCTCTTCGTAGACTTATACGCCAATGCACCATTCTCAGTGAGAGTCAGGTTGGACAGGTTATCCATTGTAGAGACAAATTTCTGTGACATTCCTTACCTTCTCTTTCTACAGACGCATTTGTTTTTTTGCTATTTTAAAATAATAGAGCCTCACGGCGGTTTAGGTTGCTGTATGCGTCTGTTCGCTCAAGGCACAGATTTAACAAATTAGTGGGGTGTGAAACCTCATTTTGTAATTTGATTGCTGTATGTGCCTTTTGTTTTTTCTAGACCCCTTGTTTGCTTTCCTGCGTGAGCAGGGTTGTAGGGTTTGAACCTACTTGGATTCTTTTTTAAGAAGAATTTTTCACCTATGCGGTTAGTCTGCTGTGGGGGTCTGGTCGGTCTCTAGATGCCTTTTAAAGAATTAGCATTTCTTTTTGTTTAAATTGCTGTAGGCATCTATCGCTCAAGGCGCTTTGATTTGAAATCCTTATTCAAATTTTTATTGCTGTAAGCGCCTTTTGCTTGCACAGTGACTGGAATCACCGCACAGCGGGTATGGAACCATATCAAGTTATATTTGTATTATACCATACTTCGTGAGATTTGTCAAGGGTGTGTTTGGAGGTCCATCTGGGAGTCGGACCCAGAACCTGCTGATTACAAAACAGCCGCTCTACCATTGAGCCAATGGACCGTATTGGTGAGGAATGTAGGGCTCGAACCTACGACCTTCTGCGTGTAAAACAGACGCGCTACCTGCTGTGCTAATCCCCCATGATTGTGGTACACCCTACAGGAGTCCAACCCGTGCTTCTGAATTCGTAGTCCAGTGTCCTATGCGTTAAACGAAAGGTGTGCGATTGGTTTTTGTTGATTTGCATGAAGTCTACTGTGTTCTGAACGAAACATAACAACAAGATTTTCAATAGCGTTATTTTTAACATCTCCATCAATATGGTGTACAACTTCATCTTTTTTTAGAGTTCGACCAAGATATTCTTCCATTATTTTTCTATGAACATGAGAACTTTTGCCTTTATTGAAAATATATTGATTTGTAGATTTATTTCCTGTTTTTAGTTTTTCTATATAACAATCATGACATAGTAAAGAAGAGTTTTTCCTATATATCTTAATTTCTTTTTTGCAGTTTATACAAGTATCTAGCCTTATATATGTATGCCCCTGTAATTCATACTTCTTTTTGGTTGAAAGAATTTTTCTTTTCTTATCACAGGCAGAACAAATCCTTCTTCCTATGTCTCGTGGATTGCCACATTGTATACAAGTTAGTTCTTTCAAGTTGTTCTCCTTTATTTTGGTGCCGAAAACGGGATTCGAACCCGTAACTGTAAGAATTTTAAGTTCTTTTCCTTTGCCATTGGGATACTTCGGCATTACGGAGAGTTTGGAAGCATTCCACTTCCAAGGCGGGTTTGTCAGAGTCCCATCGTCTGAGAGATATAGAGTCCGTTAAGGCGGACTCGCGTTGCCGCAATTTAGGTAGCCACCGCACTATTGAATACATGTCTTAACCACATGGGCATTTGTGACATCCTATGCCACTTTAGGCATGTATTCTCATTTTTGACTCTCCTTTGGTCGAGAAGATGGGATTTGAACCCATAGTGTTTCTCCGTGCTTGCTTCTAAGGCAAGTGTGTCTCGCCGTTGCACCACTTCCCGATAAAAATATAACGCACCCTACGCCGCTCGTGTACCTCGATGCAACTACGGATGTCACTGTCCCGTTACCCTCATTTCGCAGTGACTTGTCTAAAATCCCCACGGGTTGCGCTTGCTTTCGTAGAGGCGGGTGGGGGTGTACTCATGCACAGGATGGACTCTCACCATCGTCTAACAATGCACTTTCCCTTGGTGTTGAGTATTAGTTTTACATCCCTGCCCAACAAGGATAACAGATACAGGGGATTGGCTACTCCGCACCCCTGCGCACGGACCCGTCACATCTATCCATCGTGCTTTAATGAGGTATTCTGCCGTGCTCACGACATCATGCACCAATGTCCAACACATCTCTTCCTCTAAGAGCCTTGTAACTTTTTCTTAGGTTTCCCTGTCCTGAGTAGGAAATAGTCACCACCTACGGCTGAACCTCCACGCACACTGTCAGGAACAGCACTACGCTTCTTCGGCTATAATCGTGGGCTTATTTCATCCCTGTGCGTGTTTGCGGGTCTATTTCACCCCATGCCATTTCTGGCTTATTGCCCAATTGGTCTTTCTTTATTTTTAGTTCCTTGCGACCTACAAGGAAATCTGTGGGAATTATGCCGTGGGCTTACGAGGAGCCGTGCGCTTTGTACTTCCCCGCCCCGCATCGTTGTTGGTATACTCACAATTGTTCCGGAGAACGTCCGCCTTCGTTGTGCCTCAACCAACCTTTGCTCTTGTATTATACCATAACAATATTCAGTTGTCAATAGTGGTGGGGGAAGAGTTTCCTCTTCCCCTTTCTCCTGTTACACAAGGTAGAGGAGTGACGGCATACGCCGCGTGTTTAGGCAATTTACAGACTTGTCTAGGTCTTTTCTTTGTAACTTACCCCGTTCCTCCCGTGTTTGTTACATGGGTACTGGTAGATGCCACAAAGGGCAGATAGTTTAAAGACTTGTCTGGGTCTTGGAGTCCCATATCGGATTCAAACCGATTCTAAATGGTTGGAGGCCACTTGTGCTATCATTGAACACCAATGGGACAAAAATGGTCTCTCCCCGCTTCTTTTACGGAACAGGTGAATCAATTAACACCCAACCTTTTGATTCCGGTTGCGAGACCACCCAACCAGAGCCCCGTACTTACAGTACGGTTAATTGCAATAATGACTTCTGACTGTCAGACGGGCTTTTGCCCGTTGGCTGGCGAGACAGGCTTTGCTCCTGTGAATATCCAAATTAACAGTTTGGTGCATTACTAACTTTGCTACTCGCCAACGAATGTGGTTATTATACCACAAATTTTATAATTTGTCAAGAGTGCTATATATGTTTCCATACTTCTCGCTTCACAATTTTTCTAATTTCCTCATGTAAAACTCCAAAATGTCTAGATAGGGGTCTTGCGCCATATTCTTTATTATAAGGAATATAGTTGTTTCTTATAAATATAATATCTTCATTTTTTAGTTTTGAACGAGAGAACCCTTCTCCTCTTGGAGTCCTCTCTATTGTCCTCTCTCTTGAATGTGCGTAGTTCTCTTTTGCTGTACACCACTCAAGATTTGTAATAGAATTATTTGTTTTGTTAAAATCTATATGGTTAATATGAGGTCTAGATTCGTCTATAATAGAAAAAGACTCCATAACTGCTCTGTGAATTTTTATGTTTTTTAAATTTGTTTTACTACCCAAAGAAACACAAACACACATATATCCCTGTTTGTTCTTTCTTTGCTTTAAAATCTTATTTGAATTAATTCTTAGGAGTTCTCCGTTATCTGAAATCATAAAGAGTCCAGAATGGTCCTCTCCATGATACTTAAGTCCTATCCACAT